GGATACCATGATAAGAAAACTAATAAAGTTTTATCTGGTGAGTTTCAAGGCTTAATGCAAATGCATGGTTTTACTTATGCAAAGATACAAGAACCTGGTAAAGGCTATATGTCGACAGTACCGTTACCAGACATTCGTACAGTGAATGTATAATTAACTGTTGACATTAACATTTGAAAGGTATATTATGAATTATATGTCGAAGACACATTTCTGTCACATAGCACCAATAAATTATCTACACCTTACTAAAGGTAGAGAAGTCCATTTGACTCTTGCACATCTTGTAGATAATCAGCAATACACTAATTTTTATAAAGAAGAAAAAAAGAATGGATCCATTATCATTATGGATAACAGTGCCTTTGAATTTACACAAGAAGGTAAAGGCTATCTTACTGGTGAAGAGATAGTTCATTATGCGAAACGAATAGATGCTGACTATGCTGTTATGACAGATTATCCAGGTGAGTCTTCTGAGAAAACTATTGAAGCAGCTAAAGAACAAGCACCTATATTTAAACAAGCAGGTATAAAGACTTTCTTTGTACCTCAAGGAAAGAAGAATGATAAAGAAGATTATATTGAATGTTTTAGATGGGCTACTGAAAATCCAGGGTTGGTTGATTATATTGGCTATAGTATTCTTGCTGTGCCTAATGCATATGGCATTGAACCGTTTGGACACGAACCTTCATTACATAGATTCAATTCAAGATTACACATGATGTATAAACTAGCAGAGTCTGGTCTGTTAGGAAGTATAAAAAAGAATGGTCAGAAGTTACATTTCTTAGGAATGGTAGATGGTCCTAATGAAATACAGTTTATGGCTCCTTTCAAAAGATTTGTTGATACATGGGATAGTAGTAGTGCTATCTGGCATGGATTAAATGGTTATGGATATGATGATACACCAGGTGGATTACTTCATGGAAAATTTCATGTACCTGTTGACTTTAATCACAATCCAGAGCAAGATAAAGAAGATAATGATTTTTTTATTAATCTAGCTAAAGAGAATATGGATTATATTGACAAGTTAGTATATGCATATCTCTGGGGCTTAGAAGCGAAACAAGGAGTGGAAGATCAAATAAGTGAAGTCGCATAAGTTTAAATACAATGAAGATAATTTACTAGACGATAGTTTTGATTATATAAAGAGTACATATGGTCAACATTATGTTGGTAAGAAAGAGACTCAAACATTAGATGTTTGGGAATCTATGGGTATAGCAGAAGAGATGTGTTTAGGTACTATCGTTAAGTATGCTATGAGATATGGAAAGAAAGATGGTAAGAATAAAAAAGACTTACTAAAGATTATACATTATGCTATATTAGCATTACATTATGGAGGACACGGTGAAACATATACTGAGCAAGACAAATGATTGTGAGTTAACAAATGTTCAGGAAGGAGACAGTCAACCTAATGCTGTCGACTTGAGGATCAATAAGATCTTTGAGATCAATAAAAAAGAACCTTTCATCATAAGCGAAGAAACTAAAACACATAGAGGATCTGTAGAAGTACAACCTGACGAAGAAGGATGGTTTAATCTTGCAAGAGGTACTTATGAGATTGTTATGGAAAATATAGTAAGTGTAGGTGAAGGTTATGCTGGTTTTGTAATCACAAGATCAACATTAAACAGAAATGGATTATTTATTACAAGCGGACTATATGATAGTGGTTATCACGGAGTGATGGCTGGTTGTTTACATGTACGAGTCGGTCCAGCTAAAATAAAAAAAGGAACTAGAGTCGGTCAGTTTATATTGTTTGAAGCAGAGACTTTATCAATGTATGATGGCAGCTATGGTATAGGAAAACAACACGATAACAAATATGGAGAAATAAGTGGAAATAAGCATTGATATAAAAAAGTTAAGAGAAAGAAAAATCTTTGTAGCCACTCCAATGTATGGAGGAATGTGTGGTGGTCAATATTGTAAGTCCACTGCAGATCTATCTGCGCTTGGAGCTAAGTATGGTTTAGAGATATCTTTCTTTTATTTGTTTAACGAAAGTTTAATAACTAGAGCAAGAAACTATCTTGTAGATGAATTCTTGAGATCTAAAGCTACACATTTGATGTTTATTGATAGTGATATTGGTTTTGATCCACAAGATGTTTTAGCTTTAGCTGCTCTAGCTGAACCTGGAACAGATAAAGATATAGTATGTGGTCCTTATCCTAAGAAAACTATATCTTGGGAAAAGATTAAGAGAGCTGTTGATAGAGGTTTTGCTGATGAGAATCCTAACAAGTTAGAAAAGTATGTAGGTGATTATGTATTCAATCCTGTTGAAGGTGTAACTGAGATTAGAGTTAACGAACCTGCAGAAGTGTTAGAAGGTGGTACAGGTTTTATGATGGTACAAAGAAGTGCTCTCGAAAAGTATGCAAAAGCATATCCGGAGTTATTATATAAACCTGATCATATTAGAACTAAACATTTTGATGGAACAAGACAGATAACTGCTTTCTTTGATACTGTTATATGTCCTGATTCTAATAGATATTTGTCAGAAGATTATATGTTCTGTCAATGGGGAAGAAAGATTGGACTAAAGATATGGATGTGTCCATGGATGAAATTGACTCACCAAGGTGCATATATGTTTGGTGGTAGTCTAACTGACTTAGCTCAGATTGGTGCAGCTGCTACAGCTGATCCAGCAGCGATAGCTGGAAATAAAAAAACTTTAGCACCTGAGCAAAAGTAAGTATGGAGTTATATTATGAAAATTAGTGATAATACTATTAAGATTCTTAAAAATTTTAGTAGTATAAACCAGTCAATATTATTTAGAACTGGTAGTACAATAAGAACAAAGAGTCCTCTTAGTACGATAGCTGCACAAGCTGTTGTAGATGAGATGTTTCCTTTTGAGTTTGGGATCTATGACTTGAACCAATTTTTAAGTGTTGTAAGTTTATTTGAAGATCCTGATTTTGACTTTCAAGAAAATCATGTAACGATTAGTAGTGGTGAAAGCTCTAGTAACTATTATTATACTGATAAAGATATGATAGTTGCACCTAAAGATGTTACACCTGAGTTTCAAAAGTCATTAGGTTTTAACTTAACAGAAAGTGATGTTAAGAGTTTGATACAAGCTGCAAGTGTAATGCAGCTACCTAATATTGTTGTTGAAAGTGAAGCTGATAAACAAGAGATAGTTATAACAGCAAGAGATCCAAAGAATCCTACAAGTAATAACTTTACAAAGAAAGTAGGAGAAACAATGTTGGATACTAGCTTTAAGTATATCTTATCAGTTGACAATATAAAATTACTTCCACATAGTTATGATGTTTCTATTATATCTGATCCAGGTATGATTGTTGAGTTCTCGAGCAAGTACAATAAAATTAAATATTGGGCTCCTGTAGAACAAGGAAGTAATTATGAAAGATAACTTTCTTTGGACAGAAAAATATAGACCTAAGAAGATAGACGATACTGTCTTACCTGCTGATTTAAAATCTACATTTCAAAACTTTATTGATAATGGTATACCTAATTTACTTTTATCTGGTGGTCCTGGTGTTGGAAAAACAACAGCTGCTAAAGCTATGTTAGATGAAGTAGGATCTGACTTTATGATTATTAACGGAAGTATGAATGGTGGTATTGATACTTTACGAAATGATATAAAGAGTTATGCAAGTACAGTTAGTTTAAATGGTAGTAGAAAGTTTGTTATCTTAGATGAAGCTGATTATCTTAATCCTCAAAGTACTCAACCTGCTTTGAGAAACTTTATGGAAGAATATAGTAAGAACTGTGGATTTATTTTAACTGCAAACTATAAGAATAGAATTATAGAACCTTTACATAGTAGATGTAGTATGGTAGAGTTCAATATATCTAAACAAGATAAACCTAAACTTGCAAGTCAGTTTATGAAAAGAGTTAAAGATATTCTTACGAAAGAGAATATACAGTATACAGATAATGTTATAGCTGAACTTATTATGAAACATTTTCCTGACTGGAGAAGAGTTATTAATGAGTTACAGAGATATAGTAGTAATGGAAAGATAGATGTTGGTATCTTAACTCATATGAGTGATGGATCCTTCAATACTTTGATACAAGCTCTAAAGAAAAAAGAATTTAATCAGATGAGGAAATGGGTGGCAGAGAACTTAGACAACGATCCAACAACAATATACAGAAGGTTATATGATAGTTGTAATAGTAATATGAAGGAACAAACTATACCTATCTTAGTTACTACTATAGCTGACTATCAATATAAAAGTGCTTTTGTTGCAGATCAAGAGATTAACCTGGTTGCATGTTTGACAACTATAATGATAGAATGTGAGTTTAAATAATGGCAAGGAAAGCAAAATCATATATTACATCTGTATTCG